CGGGGCCCAGGCCGATGCTGTCGTCCCAGGCTTCCTGTGCTGCCGGTGCGGTCGCCTCGGCCCACTCCTGCGTGTCCTCGAAGCGCGGCTTGAACTCGGTGCCGGGCGGGGCGTGGTCGATGTGCAGGGCGGCTTCCCAGTGGGCCGTCTCGACGATGGCGACGACGCGGAGCCTCCGCTGTTCCATCGCTTCGTCGGTGACGGTGGCCCACGCCTCGGCCTTCGTCCGGTAGACGACGTCGTCGTAGGCGACGTACGCGAACGACCCGTCCGGGATGTCGGCCTCGACGACGAGGTAACCGAGCAACCCCGGCCATCCGCCCGTCGCGGGCCGCTGGGCGTCAGCCATGGCGGCCTCCGTAGCACTCGCAGGACGACCGGTCACCGGTGCACTGCCTGCAGTTGGTGGGGCAGGCGTCGCACCACCCGACGTTGAGCGCATCCTGGCTCTCGATGCGCATGCCGAGCACGACGTCCGCCTCGTAGAAGTCGGCCAGCGCTGCGGTCACGTCGGCGACGGAATCGCCGCCGTCGCGCTTCATCGCGTCGTCGGGGATGTGGACCACGAACCAGCTCATCGGGACTCCTCGCGTCGGGTGTATCTACAGCCTACCTTGGGTGTAGATACACCCGCAATCAGCGAGCGGGTACTACTCCGGTGCGTGTGTCCGGGACGCCCACTCCTTGTACGCCCGGTCCAAATCGGCCGGCGTGACGTCGCCCGGGTCGCGTCCGTCGTCGAACAGGTGGACACCGACGCGGCGGTACAGCTCGTCCACCGCCTGCGAGCAGATCAGCCGGCCGGAGGTGGCGACCCGGTGCCGGATCCACCGCGGCTTGAAGCCGTAGCGGAGGCCGGCGAGGGCAACGAAGTCCAGCCAGTTGTACCCGGCGCCGACCAGCGACCGCGCCGCCTCGTCCAGGCTGTCCAGCTGCTGGGGACTCGCCCCGGGCCAGCCGTACAGCCAGAACACCGGCACCTCGGCCCGCTGCTTCCACTCCAGATAGGAGTCGAGCGACACGATCCGGGCGCCGCCCGGCCGGGCCTCGAACATCTCGGCCCGGTCGATGACGACGAACGCGTGGGTCCATTCCGACCAGTCCCCGGCCGCTGCTTGACCGAGGCGGATCGCGGGGTGCAGCCACGACGTGACGTGGGTGAGGCCGATCGTGCCGACCGGGGGCCGGACGGGGCTCACGTCAGTCGGGCCGGACGACACCGAGCGGCCGGGCGTCGTTGGCCGGGGTGACCTGCGCCCGGGTCAGGAACGCCAGCACCGCCAGCAGCACACCGTTGACGCCGGCCACGAACTCGCCGGACACGTTGAACCCGAAGCCCAGAGCGAGGGCGGCGAGGGCACCGACGAGGCCGGTGAACACGGCCGGGGCGATCGGGCGGACCGCCCAGGCGTTGATGACGCCGAACACCGCGGAGATCGCGGCGACGACGAGCGCGGCCTGGGTGTCGGTGAGACCGAACCCGGACGCGACCAGGAAGCTGAGCACGGCGCTGATCACTTGCAGGACCAGCGTCGGCTCGCGGCCGAACACCTTCATCTCTCAGTCCTCCATGGACATGAGTAGGCACCCGACCGGGGCCCCGGTCGGGTGGTCTTGAGGGGTGGGTCAGCTCGCCGCCGGCGACTTCGGCGGGGCCGGCGGGGCGTCGTTCGTGGCGTCGCAGCCGAACTCCCGGGCCATCTCCCGGAACCGCTCGGCGAGGAACCGTCCCCGCTCCGTCGTCGGCGCCGGGTCACCGTCACGCGGCACCATCGACTGCACCACCGGGCACCACCGCCGGTCGCTCTCCCGGATCGCGCTGCGGTTGTCCAGCAGCACCCACCCGAAGGTCATCACCACCAGCGCCGTCGCGGCGATCACCGCCATCACCACCCGGTCACGGCGCTTCAACCGCTCAGTGAGGGCCCGGGTCTCCGTCGTCAGCTCGCCGACCTGCTTCGCGAGACTTGCCAGTTCCGGCATCTCCGCTGCCCTCCCGCCGCTGCTTCCTGATCTCGTCGACCACGGCCTGCAGCTGCCGTGAGGTCTCCGTCACGGCGTTGGCGTGACGCTCCACCTGCTCACGGATGGTCCGCGCGAGCGGCTCGTTCCACCAGGTGGGTCGGGCCACGGCGCTCACCCGCGCTCTCGGTCTCGGCGGCTGTCACGGATCGCCATCTCCCGCAGCAGCTCCTGCATGACCTTCGTCGCCTCGGTGTTCGCCGCGGAAGACGCCATCAGCGCCGGGACGACCTTGTCCGCCATCTGGTCCCGCAGCCGGGTGACCTCGGCCCACAGCCGGTCCTCCCGGACCTGGGCCCGGCGCCGGTCCACGACCGCGGCCGACCCCAGCGCGAGGATCACGATCCCCGCGATGCCGTAGTCGAGGAGGCGGGTCTGGATCCCCGCCGGCGCCGTGGAGGCGACGAAGGCCAGCAGGGTGGCGATCACGCCGAGGTCACTCCTGCTGGCGGCGGGCCTGCTCGTCCGCCACCGCGGTGGCGATCGAGTCGAGGTCCCCGGCGGTGAAGTGCACGATCTGGGTCGGCAGGGCCGCGGCCAGGATCGGTGCGAGCTGGGCAGCGAGCTCGCCTTCGTCGACCGGGTCGAGGGAGGCGACCTGCCCGGTCAGGGCGAGGACGGCGGTGCGGACGTCGGTCGCCACGGTCTTCCCGGCGAGCGACGCCTTGGCGCCCTGCTCGATCATCCGCACCAGCGTCGACTGGGCGCCGTCGCCGATGTCCCGGGTCGGCGACGTGCCGCCGGGCTGGGGGCCGCCACGCTCCAGGTAGTCCTGGATCGCGCCGAAGACCTGCTTGCGGATCGCGGTGAGGTCGTCGCCGTCGAGTGTCGCCACGTCGTCTCCTTCCGGCCCTGCTTCGAGCAGGGCGTCCACGTCGGCCCGGAACTGGGTCATGTCGAGGTGCCCGGGGTCGGGCTTCCTGGCGGTCCACTCCCGGTGGCCGATGCAGGACCGGCCGGACCAGTTGTGGAAGTCGCAGACCGCCGCGAACACCCGGACCGTCGCCGCGTACGCCACCGATGTCGGGGGCTGCGCGCCGGAGTACATCGTTTCCTGCCCGTAGAAGATCTGGTTCCCGTCGACCGTGTCCTCACCGGGGAACGGGGGCCGGGTGCCGTAGCCCTCGGTCAGGAGGGCGTTGCGGACGTTCGCTGCGCCGCGGCCGGCGTGGTTGGCGCGGCCCCACCCGATCAGGACGACGGTGCCGTCGTCGCGCATCCCCCAGTGGCACAGCGGCCCGGGCAGGTCCGCCCGGCCTTCGGTCAACACGCGCTGGTCGGCGGAGTCGGGGGCGTCGTCACCGGTGTGGTGCAGCAGCACCCCGGTCACCGGGCCCCACAGGCCGGCGGCGTTGCGGTTCCGGGTCCGCCACCCGGCCGCCTCGACGTAGGCGACGCCCCACTTCTGGAGCTGCCGCAGGAACTGGTCGGCCGTCATCGGTGTGGCCATCGCGGCCACCTCCTCAGGTGCCGTAGGGGACGCTCGCCGGTTCCTGCGGCCACGTGTTGACCGCGGGGTTCCGGGCGGCGGCGATCGAGGCCTGCAGCTGGGCGACCGTCACGGTCCCGTTGTCGAGCAGCGCCCACGCCACGACGGCGATCACGCCGAGGGTGGAGTGCGCGAGGATCCGGCTGTTGAGGTCGGCGTGCTCCAGGTCGAAGCCGAGGGCTGCGGCCAGGTCGTTCTGGATGGGCTTCATCGCGTCGTACAGCTGGCGATGCGTGAGGGGGGACGCCACGGAGGGCCTCCAGTCAGAAGGGGAAGACGGTGATCCGGCGGTCGTCGAACGTGCCGGTGCCGGAGGTGACCTTGTAGACCGCGGTGAAGGTGTTGGACCCGGCGGTCAGCGCGGTCTCGTAGTAGACGATCGACGCCTGGTAGACCGCGCCGGTGGTGCTGCTCTGCAGCTGCAGCGCCTTGTCGTCGGAGGCGAGGATCGTGGTGGCGCCGGTGACGTTGCAGCCCATCAGGCCGCGGCCGTTGATCGTGTTGTTGAACATCGCGCACGTCATGATCACCATTGCCTGCGTGCCGGTCGTCACCGACACCGTGGGCCCGGTGCTGGCGCTGACCAGCGACGCGACGTAGACCGTGGACGCAGTGGTGTCCACGGTCGTCACGAAGTTGGTCGCCGGCACCCGCTGCGCGATCTGGTTGGTGCCCGTCGCCACGAACAACCCGCCGGACGTGGTGGCCTTCGCAGGAGCCGTCTCGTTCAGGTCGTCCCGTAGGACGTTCAGTTGGGCGCCGGTGAGGACGGCGCCATCGGTGAAGGTCGGCGGCGTTGCCCAGGTCACTGGCGCTCCACTCGGGTCAGGCCGTGCTGGATGTTCTCGGCGAGCAGGTTCTTGATCGGTTCCCCGACCTGCCAGTTGCGGGTGCTCGGCACCGGCCGGACCGACAGGAGCCGCTCGATCACCGGCCGGGTCCGCGGCCACTCGGCCGGGCACTCCAGTCGGCAGTGTCCGCACCGGAAACCGTGGTCGGTCAGTCCGCCGACGTGCCCCGACACCGGGTCGGCGCCGTAGTGCTCGGCGTTGCTGCAGCCCACCGACTGCCGGGGGCACCGCGCCTTCCACACACCCCAGTCCATGTACGGGTGCGCGACCAACTCCACCTCGGCATGCAGCAACGTCACCGCGACCTCCTCAGTGGGCCAACAGATTGGTCCCGAGCACGCCGGTGCCGAGGACGAAGACAGTCGATGGGTCGTCAAGGCCTTCACGGCCGAGGCGGTTCGTGCCCAGCACACCGCGGGTGGCGGAGCCGAGGATGAACACCAGCGCCGGCTGCGTCGGCACCGCTTCCAGCCCGAACGTGAGGGCGTGGTCTTCCTCGCCGGTCAGGTCGTGGCCGATCGACTCGATGGTGAAGTCGGCCGAGAGCCCCGTGTCCGCCTCGATCACCGTGACCCGGTCGGACAGGTTGAGCGCGAGCAGCGCCGCGGCGCGGGAGGTGTTACTGCCGCCGACCTGGAAGCGGATCGTCAGGATGGGCAGCGGCTGCCCGCGCTGCGCGACGACCGTGTTGATGATCGCCTGGGCGTCGAGCGGGCCAGCCCACGGCATCGCCGTGGTGTAGCCCCTGGGGCCGTAGTCGCTGATCGACGTGGTGTCGCTCGCGGAGATCTGCACCTGCCTCGCCACCGGCACGGACACCGCCCGCAGACGCATCCCCGTCACCCGCGCCGGCCCACCGGAGGCGGTGAGCCGGATCGTGGTCACCGACCCCGACGTCCGGGTCAGGTCGACAGCGATCGCCCCGGTGAAGACCAGGTCAGACGAGTCAGGCACCACCGCAGCCGTGAACGGGTCCGACGTGGCGACCGTGACCAGCTTCGTCTCACCGTCGGCGATGTCGACAGTCCCCGATGACGTCCACACCACGGTCGGGTCACCGGCTGCCGGCTCCCGGACGTCCACCGTCGCGGTCACCGAGTTGACGATGTTCGCCCACGACTCGTCGTAGGTGAAGCCCTGCATCACCGGCTCCACGACGGACCCACGCCACGTCGACTGCGACGTGACCGACCGGGACCGGGTCAGTCGGTGGTGCCGGCCGCGGAACACGATCTCCCCGGACGACCCAACGGTCAGCAGCGCCGGCGGGCCTTCGGACGCGACCAGCTCCTGCAGAGCGGTGAGGGCGTCGGTGCCGGCTAGCCACCACCAGGGGATCAGCGTGCTGCCGGCGTCGAGGTCCCGTCCGCCCGTCCAGCCGGCGGCGTCGAGGACCACCCCGATGGCGTCCCCGGTCCGGATCCCGCCGTACAGGCCGGTGGAGATCTGCTGCTTGCGGAAGTCCTGGAGGGCGTCCACCAGGGAGATGGACACCTTCCGGCTGCTGATGTCCGGATTCAGCGGGGCGTAGTCGGTGTGCCCCCGGAACAGGGTGAACGTGGTCGCGCCGATGGTCCGCTGGATCAGGACCGGCCGGCCGGGCTTCAGCTGCCCGTACAGCGGCGAGGACGTGTTCCGTGGAGACAGGGCCCGGTCCTCGTTCTTCAGGACCATGGAGCCGCGGCCGGCGGTCGCTGGGGCGGTCGCGGTGGAGCCGTCCCGGCCGTACTGGCAGGACACAATCCCGGCCTTCCCGCCGGCGGCCCGCAAGGTGACGTCGTCGAGGCCGCTGTAGGTCCCATCCTTCCCCCAGTCGATCCCCACGAACAGCGTCACCGCAGACCCCCGATCAGGTCGAGATCCCGATCTGCTTCAGGCGTCCGCCGTTGCTGGCGCTGGTCAGGACACGCACCAGCTTGTTCTCCAGCTCGATGTCCGACCCGGTCGCGTTGATGTGGATCGTCGTCTCGTGCTTGACGGTGCCGCTCCCACCGGAGACGGCGTGGACCCGGCCCGGGACGACGGTCTCCGGGCCTCGCTCGCCGAACCCGTACCGGTCGCCGGACCGCAGCCCCACGCCCATCACGGGCTCGTTGATGACGCCGCCGTTGGCGTACCAGTGCGGGGAGCGGGACGACCAGGCGCTGTAGGCGCCGAGCGGCGAGCCGTAGACGTCCTTGATGTACTGCAGGCCGGCGCTGATCTGCGCGGCCGGGTTGGTGTTGCCGTAGGCCAGGCCGTACGCGGAGCCGGTCGACTTCAGGAACTGCGGGATCCCGAACGCCGTCGAGGTCGTGTTCTTCGCGTTGGAGTTCCAGCCGGACTCGCCCATCCACAGCCGGTCCAGGGCGTTCCACTGGGCTTCGCCGGCCCACCCGAACGCGCCGGCCATCGTCTTGCCGAGGGCCCGGTTGGACCGGTTCCCGCCCTGGACCGCGGGGCCGCCGAGCATCCCCCCGAGGGCGTCCATGGCCTTGCCGGTGAGCCGGCCGGCCCCGATCAGGCCCGAGCTCACCATGCTCTGCAGCGCCTGGGTGGTCCCGCCGAAGACCTTGGTGATGAGGGCGGTCGGGTTCTTCCGGATGATCCCGTGGATCAAGCCGTCGACCATGCTGCCGCCGAGGCCCATCATCACCCGGGAGGGACTGTGGATCCCGAAAGCGTCCTTGACCGCGCCGACCACGGTGTTCTTCAGGTCGACGGCCCATCCCTTGGCGGCCTTCCATGCTGCACGGGCGCCGTCGAACAGGCCGTTGAGGACGTCCTTCCCGGCGCCGTGCAGCCAGGTGGTGCCGTCCGTGAAGAAGTTCCGAATCTTCGTCTTCATGGTGCCGAACAGGAAGCCGCTGGTGGCGTTCCAGGCCGCCTGCGCACCGTCCCGCAGGCCGAGGCCGAGGTTCTTCCCGCCCTCGTGGAGCCAGGTCATGCTGTCCACGAAGAAGTTCCGGATCTTCGCCCTGAGGTCGATGAACCAGTTCCGGATGGCGGTGCCTGCGACCTCGGTCCCGTCGCGGACCGCCATGAATCCGACCGCGAAGCCGTGCAGGATCTCCGCGGCCGCGCGGACGGTGAAGGTGAGGGTGCGGATCGTGCCTACGGTGATCCCGACCGCCACCACCACGGTGCCGATCAGGATCCCGCCGAGCACCTTCGCCGCGCCGGTCCAGAACGCTGTGTCGCCGCTGACCGCCCGGAAAGCCTCGGCCAGGTCGTGGCCGGCCGCCTCAAGCTGCGGCATCACCTGCTGGCCGAGCCACGCCATCGTCGGTGCCAGCCACTCCCGGTACCAGCCGACCAGCCCGGAGACAGCGTCGGACCAGACGTTCACGGCGGTGGCCTGAGCCCGGCCCGCCGTGTCGCTGGACCTCATCCACCCGATGGCGCCAGACATCGCCGAGGACACCTTGTCCCAGTGCGCCACCAGGAGGGACACCCCAGCCACGAGGGCAGGGATCCACCCGCCGGTGGCCACGCCCACGGCGATCGCGACCACGGCGAGGACGTCCCGGACGTGCTGGATCTCCTCGGCGTGCCGCTGCCACCACCGGACCGCGCCCATGATCGCCGCGCCCCAACCGGCGACCTTCCCGGCGAAGTCCTGCACGTCCCCGGCGAATCGGTGGAGCGCGGCCCAAGCAGCGTCGATCTTCGCTGGGGTCAGGCCGTTGATGAAGTTCGTCGCCCCGACCAGGGCGCGGTTCAACCCGGTCGCCAGGAGGTCAATCGCCCGGGTGTCCCCGGCGGTCCGGGAGAACAGGTTCAGGAACGCGATGGCCAGTGCGGACACGTCCGGGGCGAGTTCGTGGAACGCCTCAGCGACGTTCGTGACCGAGGTGGCGATCGCCTTCTGGCCGGTGACCGAGTTCAGCCACTTCCCGACCGACGTCACCACGCCGTTCACGGCGTCGGCGATGTACAGCATGTTGCTGCGGATGCCGGGCATATTGAGCCGCACGAACGACCGGGACAGGTCGGAGACGCCCTTCGCGGCCACGACCCCGGCGGCGTCCCCGGCCTTCGTGAATGCGGTGCCCGTCGACGACACGCTCTCCGCGAGTGCGGGGCCCATCAGCTTCAGGGTGGTGACGACGACGCCGAGGCCGGCGGCCAGCGGCAGCAGGCTGGCCGCGGCTGGTCCGACGGTCCCGGCGAACTTCGCGACCTTCGCACCGGTCGCGGCGATGTGGATCCCGAAGCCGATGGCCGCGGAAGTGGCGGGGATGGCGACGGTTCCGAACGCCGCGAAGCCAGCGGTCAGGCCGGCCAGGGCCGGGACGACGGCACCCACGGACGCCAGTCCGCCCATCCCGGCGCCCAGGCCGACACCGGACAGGTGCTTCATGGTCGACCCGAGCGTGCCGACCCGGGCACGCAGGCCGTCGAACCGACGCCCGGCCCGATCGGCTGCGTGGCCAGCGGCGTTGAGCTGTCCCTCGGCCTTGTCGGAGGCATCGGCGAGGTCGAGCTGTGCGGCCCGGAGGCGGAGGCTGGCCTCGCGGGCCTGGATCGACTCCTTGCCGAACCGCTCCACAGCGCGCGTCGCCGCAGTCGTGGCCTTCTCGACGCGGGTCTTCGCGATCTCCGTCGCCAGCTGGAGCCGTTGCTCCGCCGCGGACAGCTCGTTGAGGCTGCCGGCGGTCTGCTCCGCAGCCTTCCCGACGTCCTTGAGGGGCTTCGACGCCTTGTCGTTGGCGATGATGTTGCGGACGATGTCCCGACCAGCCACAGCTCACCTCCACGGGTGGACGCGAGCAGGGGGGCAGTGCGGGTAGGTCAGTAGGTGGCGTCCTCGGGGACGTTGTGCACAAGCGCCCGGACGGGCTCAGTGCACTCCTGGCACTGGGCCAGGTCACCGACGTACTCGTGCGGCGTCACCACGAAGTCGGCGTAGGCCAGGTCCGGCCACCGCTTCTCCGGCAGCAGCGTCGGGTCTTCCCGACGGACCGCCAGGAAGAAGTAGAGGGGCAGCGCCTCCAGCATGTCGACGTCCTGGAGGAGGTCAATCCGCAGGACGTTCCGCTTCGCCCAGCGGAGCTCGCCGTTGGTGAACCCCGACAGCGGGCCGCGGTCGACCCGCGGGCCCTCGAACGTCCGGTCCTTCAGCT